AGAAAATGGTGAACTTATAACTGTTGAAAGATTTAAGGAAATTATACTAGATAAATTAAGAATGTATCTATAAGGGGGGAAATAAATGAGGATACACAAAAGAATAATAGTAAATCAAGAAGAGATGGAAAAAGATTTATTCTATAGAATTCTAGTAGAAGGAGCTAAGTATCTTATAGAACAATACAATTTATACAAATCAAAAGAAATTGAATTTGAATTTAATTGGCATCAAGGTGTAAGTAGAGGTGGAGGATATGAATATGGTAGTGATTTAGAACTCATGGACAATTTCTTTGTAAATACTTTAAAGATGAAAAAGCAAACAATTGATAGGAATGATAGTAAAACTGCTATAAGAATTTACTATTTTGAAGATTAGAGGAGGTTCAAAATGAATTGTAAAATATTTCAAAAATGGGTAAATATTATAGTTTTTCCTGAAGATATAAAGCTAATAGATGCTATTGAAGTTATCCAAAAGTACATAGAAATGGAGGCTAGAAATGGAAATAAAAGAAAATAAAAAATTTGCAAAAGTAAATATGAGAGATGTAATTAAACATAAAATTAAATGGGTATTTAAGATTTTATGGCTATGTCTTAACTATCCATTTGATAAATTATTAGAATGGATGTGATATTTATGACAGGAAAAGAAAGAATTGAAATTAAACTAAACCTAGCAAAAGAAAATTTAAAAGAAGCAAATGAAGAATATTACAAAATAGGAAAAGAAAATAGACCAGTTGCTGAAGGACATGCTTATGCAATGGTTAGATATTATCAAGGTGTAGTTGATACTTGCAAATTTGTATTAGAACTTTTAGAAAAAGGTGATTAAATGGGAGATTATAAAATCAGTGTAGAAGAGGCTGTTGCTTTATCTGGTGGAGAATTAAATAAAGATGATGTTTATAGTTTAATTCAAGCTAATGAAGTTCCAGGTTGTATCTATATAAAAGATCAAGAAAAGGAAAGGGGGAAATATTTAATAATAAAACCACATTGGTTGAACTTTTTAGCAGGTAAAAGTTATAAAAAAATAAAAACATCTAATAGCACCGACCAAAGTTTATTAGATGTTTAGGTTAAAAGTAAGTAGTTAATCTACTTGCTTGAATTGTACTACAAAAATTATAAAAATTCAAGGAGTGAGAAAAAATGACAGTTAAAGAATTAAGAGAAGAAGCAAAAAGTTTAGGATTAGTAGGATATAGTAAATTAAATAAAGCAGATTTAGAACAATTAATAAGTGTTACTAAATCAGAAGTAATAGAAATGACAAAAGAAGAGTTTGAAACTTCTGTAACAGCAAATACTGAAAATACAAAAGTTCTTGGTTATGATAATGAAGATGATTGGCATGAACTTAGAGCAAAAAGAATAGGTGGAAGTGATATAGGGGCAATAATTGGAGTAAATCCTTATAAATCAATAGTTGATGTTTATGTAGATAAAACAGAAGGTAGCAATTTCAAAGGTAATGAACTAACACATTGGGGACATATGTTAGAGGGAACTATTTTAAAAGAGTTTTCTAATAAACATAAAGAACTAATTGTATATGAAGTTCCTTACTCAGTTGTAAATGATTTTTTAATTGCTAATTTAGATGGTGCATTAAAAGATAAGGAAACAGGAGATTATGGAGTTTTAGAAATTAAAACTACATCTCTTTGGAATAAAAAAGACTGGGAAGATGATGTAATACCTCAATATTATTATGCACAGGTGCAGCATTATCTTATGCTTACAGGTTATAAATTTGCATATATAGCTGTACTAATTGGAGGACAGCAATATAAGGAATTTAAGATAGAGAGAAGCGAGGAAGATATAAATTTAATTAGAAATAAAGCTACTGAATTTTATCAAGAAAATTTATTAAAGAAGATTCCTCCAATGCCAGATGGTTCAGATGCTTACATGAATTATTTAAAACAAAAAGCATTAGAAATAGAAAATAATGAAGTTATAGAGTTTACAAACTTAGAAGAAAAAGCTGCAAAAATTAAAGAGTTAAGTAAAGAAATTAATTCTTTAAAGAAAGAACAGGATCTATTAAAAGAAGAGGTAATGTTGGAACTTATAAATAACGGTACTCAAAAGGGAGTTGCTGGAAAGTTTAAATTTAACATACAAACTAGAAAAACACCTGATTTTGAGGCTATGGCAAAAGAAAATTTAGAGCTAATGGAACAATATAAGGAATTAGAAAGTAAACATCAAAAAACATCAAAATTTTTAATGGTTAGATAAGGGAGGAATTGAATATGATAAGTGATAATATTTTAAAATGGTATACAGATGAAATTATAAGAAGTAAATACAATGTTTTAGGCTGGTCATTAATTGAAAAACAAATAAAAGAAGATAAAACAAAATTGGTTTTTGAAACTTCAAATACAAAATTATCATTGGAATTTAAAAAATTAAGTGAAACAACAATAATTTTTAATAATATTGTTTGTAAAGAAGAAGTACCAAAAACAAAAATAAATGGTGTTGAATATTATTTAGAAGAAGCTATTTGGGCAGAAGTTTTTGATGAAAAGTTATTAAATAAAGGTTTAGAACTTGAAAATATGACTATTGAAGAAATAGAAACAGAAGCAATCAGTTGTATAGAAAAAGCATTTGAAAGAATGGCATCAATAAAAACTAATAATAATTTATCTTTATTTGATGAAGATGAAAAAAATGATATTGAAGAAGCTGAGATTGTAGAAGTAACAGAACCAGGTAATAGTAATCAAAATCTTTTAAAAGATAAAACTGATAAAAAAGAAGAAGATAATCCAGATGAAGTTGATAAAACAGATGAAATAGAAGAAGAAAAGCCTAAGAAAAGAGGCAGAAAACCAAAAAATCAAAATAGAGATGAAGAATAAGGAGAGTGGATAATATGCCAACAGCAAAAAACAGTTTAACAGGAACAAATGGAACATCAGTAGCGAAAAAAGAAGAAAAACCAAAGACAATATTTGATTTAATTCAATTAAGTAAAAAACAATTTAATAATGCTTTACCACAACACATAAATACTGATAGATTTGTAAGAATAGCTATAACTACAATTAGATTAAACCCAAAACTTGCTAAATGTAATCCAGAAAGTTTAATAGGTGCATTGATGGTATCTGCTCAACTTGGATTAGAACCAGGAACACTAGGACAATGTTATTTAATACCATTTGAAAATAAGAAAGCTGGCACAGTTGAGTGCCAGTTTCAAATAGGTTATAAAGGATTAATTGAATTATTAAGAAGAAGTGGACAATTATCTGATATATACAGTTATACAGTATATGAAAATGATGACTTTAACATTGAGTATGGATTATCAAGAACATTAACACATAAGCCAAATTTTGATGAAAGAGGAGAAATAAAAGGCTTTTATGCAGTAGCAATATTAAAAGATGGAGCTAAGGCATTTGAGTATATGACAAAAGATGAAATTACAAAACATGAAGAAAAGTACAGAAAAGGGTCATATAAAAATGATGTATGGAATAAGAATTTTGAAGAAATGGCACAAAAAACAGTAGTTAAAAAGCTATTAAAATGGTTACCAGTATCAGTTGAATTTCTTGAAATGGCTGCAAAAGATGAAAAATCATTTAAAGTTATAGATGACAAGAGTACAGAAGTACAAGAAATTGAAATACTTGAAAATAATGGTGATATTATTAATGCTGAAACAGGCGAATTTATTACAGAGGCTGGCGATAACAAAGATATAGATAAAGTTGCAGAAAGTTTATTCCCAGACAACAATTAAAAGACCATACAGGTTGATTTTTAACAAAATAAGGAGCTTATGTAGATGGAAAATAATATAGAAATCAAATTTGAAAAAATAGAAGTAACAGAAGAAAGTATGAAAAAACTTTTAAATGAAATAGGTCAATTAAAATGGGAATTAAATGATGTTAAATACTGGGAAAATTATTATAAAAATAGAGTTAAATTCTGGTTAAATGAAAATGATAAAGAAATTGAAAAAAAACAAAAATTAATCAAATGTAATATAGCTCTAATAATAGCTTTATTCCTAGAAACTGTCATACTTGTCTTATTAGCTTTAAATTTTAAATAATAAAAGGAGGTAAGGGACTTGAAAGACAATGAACCATTTTACCAAGTCCCAAAGAGCCTCTTCAGGCTATGGAGGGATGGAGTAATTAACAGTACAGCATTTTCTATATATATGCTGATGCTAGATAGATATAAAGTATCCTGCTTAGAAGAAAATAAAAAAAAGTTTACAGATGCAAATGGAGAAATTTTTTTTGTGTATGCTTATAATTCTCTAGCAGAAGATTTAAAAATATCTAAAAGAAATGGAATTACAAAAGCTATTCAAGACCTAGAAAGTCTAGGATTAATTAAAAGTAAAAAAGTCCATGGTAAAGCTACCATGTATTATCTAGCCAGTAACCCTAAGGATACTACTACCAGTAACCCTAAGGATACTACTACCAGTAACCCTAAGGATACTACTACCAGTAACCCTAAGGATACTCTAATAATAATAAATAATAAGAATAATATTAATAAGAATAATACTAATAACAACAAAGAAAATTCTGTTGCTACTATTATAAGACAAGAAATTAAATTTTTAATTAAAACTAGAAATATAAAAATAGATAATGTTCTTAAATATTGTTCTGACTTAAATAGAATAAAAGAAGTATTCTTATATGCTGATAAAAATAATAAATCTGATGGCTGGATTATAGCCTGTCTTAGAGATAATTATTCCATCAATCAGAAAGAAGAGAACCAGGAAAAAGAAAAAGAAAAAGACTACTCAAAAACTATGGATGAAATCCTGAGAGGAGGATAAATTGAGTATTCAAAAAATAGAAGAAATAGCTAAAAATACAGATGTTAAAGATTTTATAGAGAATACACTAGGAGAAAATACTAATAATGAGCCAAAGGTTCTAGCTAAATGTGAAAAATGTGGAGAACCAACTTTATTAGAATTTTCAGAAGGTAGAACAAAATATATTGAATGTCCTTGTCAAAAAGAAGCAAGAATAAAAGCTAAAATTGAGAAGTTTAAAGAATTATCAATAACTAGCAGAAATTCTGGAAAAGATAATTTTAAAAATGCAGTTTTAGGGAATAATAAGGCAGAAAATGAACTGTATAGAAAAATAAAAAAATATGTCAAAGGCTTTGACAAGGTACTTGAAATAAACGATGGTTTATTGTTTAGAGGAGGTTGTGGTACTGGGAAAACATTCCTAGCAAACTGCATATGTAATTATTTAACTGAGCATGGTTATACAGTATTAAGTTTTAACTTAGCTGGATATTTAAGAACCATAAAAGATAATTTTCAAATTGAAAGTCAATTATTGGAAGCAGC